CAGCACAATCGCCAGGGTTTGCTCTACAATACTTTCTCACTACACCATGAATATCATGTTCCATTGTATGGTGTGCATGATTGTGTTGGACTCCAATTAGAATTAAAAAACCCACTAGCAATACGTTGAAGTGAGTAACAGGAGATAGTAAAATCCTTTTCATTAAAAAGGGGGTGCCGTCGCACCCCTATCATAACATCTAGATGTTTAGTTGTAAACTCAGAAGTTGTACTTCACACCCAATTTACCACCATAACCGTTGTCGTCTTCGCCAGTGATGAATGAGACCTCACCATAGACTCCGACAGCATCGGTAACAGGAACGCCAATACCTGCTTTGCCAGAGAACTCAGTCTCAGCTTCAACACCATCACCAGTCACGAAAGCAGGTCCTCCCTGCACATAGTAACCTGCTGCACCGATCGTTCCTTCGTAGCCTACGTGAACGTCTGTAGTTGCTCCGGTGTAATCATCGCCCGTCCATCCGGCATTTGCTTCCACATTGACGTAGGGACCTGCAAGGGCAGCGCCTGCGGACATAGACAGTGCAGCAGTTGCCGCGAATACAGATTTGAACATTAGTTTTACCTCGTTATTTAACTTGCGGAGTGGTTACCCGCAGATGAAAGGGGAATCGACATCTCCCCGTTGTTACCTTTTGTTGTAAATCTTCAAAAGGTGTAATATTTAGACAGTAAACTATTTACGGTTTACCGCTAAAGCGGGTGATCGGGTTCGAACCGACGACATTCAGCTTGGAAGGCTGACGTTCTACCACTGAACTACACCCGCAGGTGGTGGGAGATGAACTCCCGACACTTCCTTCACACGGACAGGAGTATCATAAACGAAATCTAAAATTTCGTCAAGCCTGCTGACGGACTTGAACCGACGACCTACGCTTTACAAAAGCGTTGCTCTACCAGCTGAGCTAAGCAGGCAACTCCCCCACCAGGATTCGAACCTGGGACCAATCGATTAACAGTCGATGGCTCTACCGCTGAGCTACAGAGGATTAGGCGACTCAAGTAGGATTCGAACCTACGACCGACTGCTTAGAAGGCAGTTGCTCTATCCAGCTGAGCTATTGAGTCATTTGAGTACCCACATATTATAAGTGATGTGGGTTACATTGTCAACCTGAGACTCTGCTAAAACCGTTTCCAGAAGTCCAACCACCAGGACCTTCGTGGAAGTTCTCGGAACCTCCCTGGTACTGTGCTTGTGCTTCTGCTACAGTATTCCAGTTTGCAGTAGCAAGATCATAAAGTTTTTGATGGATATCGGAAGACTCACCCTCCGCAGACTCATCAAGGATTTGTTGTTCTGCTACTGCTTGTTCGTGTACTTCTTTATAAGTTACTTGTTTCTCAGACAAGATGGGAGCGGAAAACCAAGGATCATCTTGAAGATAGTCGGGGGCGGGGACACCAGTATAGGGAGCCTCTTCATAGTTCTCTTGAAGGTCTTTACAGTCGATAGCAGTGTCATCAGAAGAGCATTCTACTCTCCATGATCCACCTACACCACCATCCATATTAACAACAATATCTTCTGACTTTGGAATAAAGACTTCTTTAAGTGCTGCGAGTGCTCTAGTAATCATAGGTAAATATTGAATGAAACAGAAATTCGATCCTTTTGACTATTACTGGCAGTAACATAATGCCAGAGATGTCCTGGGAGAACATACAATCGACCTGGTTCAGGTTCGATGATACATTCTAGCATATCAGCGCGGTTTTCATACAGATTAGAATACTGAGACCCATCATTTCTCATAACAACAAAATCACCAGAGTTTGTTGCTGTCTGAATATAATAGATTCCTATCAAATCTGCACGACCGTGCATATGCATTACATTATAGTTATATAACTTATTAATATTGCACCAATACTCAATCTTTGCTACCTTTCCACCAAGACTCTTTTGATACAAAAGATCATTAGTAAAATCTTCTACAACATCTCTAAGTAAGAAAAACTTTTCTTTGGTAAATATTGGAGAATGATATCCACCCTCATTAGACATATTTTCTGATGGATATGCCTGTCTAATATCATATGCTTCCAACAGTTGACTCATCATATCAATCTGTGGAACACAGGAACACACGAAACTTGGAAAGATATCTTTATCAATTACATTATCGTACATTATGATACAGAGTCCTTCTCACTAAATAGAGCCATACAATCATAGCACGAGAGAATGAAAAAAGCATTAATTGCTTTTGGAATGGTATTGATGACGACAAGCGCAGCTAATGCTGGTGGTCTTGTTCATAAAATGTCTTCTAGTGTCCAACTTACTGTAGATTCTGCGAGAACCACTGCAACAAGACTTGGTTCCCAGTACAGTATATCTGGATCAAACGTAAATACTACGGACGGAACCACAGCAGGAACTATCTCCACCGGTTCTATTACCAGTGGAATCTATGCTCCTGGTGCTATTTCAGCAACACAAAAAACTGCTGGAGAGGCATTCTCCTTCAGCACTTCCTATCTGCAAGGTGATGCCGTTCCAACTGCAGCCGCTTCTGTAGGTGCTGTTGGCAACTTCTCCAGTCAGACTTCTTATGCTGCTGGTGTTGCAGGAGACCTGGAGGGTACTATCGCAACTGACGGTGGTATTACGATTACGGCTGGTGGAGCTGGTAGCACAGCTGTAGGTCAATTCGTAAGTGAAATTACGGTAATAGACTGATGACTAGAATACAAGAAGCAATCAGTCTTGGATTGGTTCTTGGTATTATTCACGGTTTGGTACAACCAGGACACTCCGTTCCAGTAGTACCAAACTTTACCCAAGGCTCAATGACAAGCCACACGGAAACTACTTCCAAAGTGACCGAAACGATTAACTCTATAGATTATTCTACAGGATGGCAATACTCAGTATCTGGCAACAATGTGTCCAACAATGGGCAGAAATTAAATCCAGTATCGACACAGAATACTGTGACGGTAACTCCAATGGGAGGAGTGGAAGGTCAAGTAACAAGCACACAGACCTCCGCAGATCTAGGAAACGCAAACTTCACGATAACAAATCCAGGAGAAGCGTTTCAGTTTACTCAAACCTATTCTGGTCCAGGTATGACAAATCAGACCATAATCCAGAGAGTAACAGAGGTTATAAGCGTAACGGATACCACAAGTATCTTTACCCAGTAATATTAGGTGCCTCGTCAATCCTTACCCCTACTCAAGTTCTTGCTGAAAATGTTGGCGGTATATCCGCTACTGCTAATCCTATTGCTAATAGTTCTGGCTCTGTGACCAACCAGGCAATCCAAGTATTACAAGGTCCTTATATCACTAACACTTACGGAAACGGAATCAGTTGTCAGGGTCCCACTCTGAATGTAACTCCATTCATCACAAGAGGTCATAGCACTCAAGATCCTTTTGAAAGGAGATACTTTGAACCTCAATATGATATGAGGGATTTCATCGGTAGAACGATTGAAGTTGAAAAAAATGTGAAGAACTATCCTTGGGAACCTTGGTATGATGATCGTACCAAAGATGATGGAACTCGTTGGTTTGAAGATGGTGCAGATATGACCATCACAATTGATGAGATTGTTGGAGACGGTGTTCCGGATAATCCAGGAGAGGTGGTCTGGCAAAAACCAGTTAGAACAGGTCAACAAGATAACATCAGTACGAACATTGGATTATCAGCAACTATTTCTTTCCCTCTTGATGGAGGACTACAAGCGCGATGCAAAAAAGCGGCAGATACTAATACGGCTTTACAAGCACAATTACTTGCAAACAAAAGATTAGATTTTGAAATAGCCAGACTCAAAAATTGTGGAGATTTGATGAAGCAAGGAATTCGCTTTCACCCCAGAAGTCCTTATGCGGCAATCTGTGCTGATGTTATAGTCAATAATGTAACTCAAGTTAAACCACATCGCCACACTATTCCACCTATTTCTTCAGCGGTCGAACCGACCTCAACTCCTTCACAGCGCGATTCCTCTGACGCTGCTCAGCTTGGCGCTCCGATGAGGATAATGTCGGGATCTTCTTTCCCCGTAAAGTCGCGACCTTCTTTAGGACCTTCTTCACAGTCGGTTTCACCACTTTTAACAAAAGATCAGCAAGAGGCTTTGCGAGCAGGGCAGATGTCGTCGCAACTACAGCAATCGAAGCAGTCGCAGTCACAGCACCAGCATTAGGAATGTTTGAGATGATTTGATCTGGAATACTCAGTTGTTCTGTAACCATCAAACATTCCTTACCAACAACCTCATATCCAGTAATCTTTTTATTACCCTCTAGGATTTTTCCTATGGGGTTTTTTAATTGCTGTTCTCTGGTAGGACACTCTGGTCTTGGTGCTGTTGATTTTGGAACTTCTGGTGTTTCTGGTGCTTTGGGTTCAGGTGCTTCTGGTGATTTTACTGGAGGTGGTTTTGGTGCTTCTTTTTCCAAATCCAATCTGGAAGCATCATAATCCATAGGATTGAATGAAGGCATTCCAGCATCACAATAAACAACGTTACCATCTTGGTCTTCATTCTTCAGACTCTCATTTTCACTACTGTCTTTATTTGCTTCTACGCATCCAGGAATATTGACAATAGGAACACCCACCTGTGTCGTTACAGGCGGGTAGATAGGAATTGCTAATGGTGGGTTTTCAATTAACCAACTTGTACCTCTAATATCAGGAATATTGATATTATCAATACGAACATTAATATTCGGAATATCCATAAATCAAGGAAGTCTTGGACCACCCTCCCCCATAGGAATTACTCCACCTGTTGCTTTAGGCATTTCAGGCATTGCTGCATCTAACATTCCAGGAAGTGCTCCTGCGATTGCTTCTGTTGCTGCTGTTGCGATCTTTTCCTTTGCGCTTTCGACTAACCCATCCTTGTTAAGATATAACCAAGTGCCGCCACCAACAACGGCAGCAGATACAACAAAAGACGACAACGCGAGTACATTGATAATTTTTTGCATTAGATTAACGTACCTTTG